CTGGGCCGGATTAAATATACCCGATCAAGAATTAAGAAAATATATATGCCCTTCTTGGCATCCTTCTATGATTCTACGTGGAAATGATAACGTTGATATTGTTCTATATAAACAATTAAAAGCCCATATCCAAAAAGCTATAGAATTAGTAAATAGACCTATGTATATTTCTAATTACGGTTCCGAAATAATGGCTATTACTAATGTAAAAGAAGCTACCGATATAATAAAAAGAATTACTAAAAATAAATCAAAAGAAGCCGTGGCAATTGACTACGAAGCTACCGGAATAAAGCCATATAGAAAAGGCCATGAAATTGTAGCCGCTTCCATTTCAGATGGATTATTTGCGTATTCATTCCCATTTTTTAATGATGAAGAGTTTAGAAATGCCTGGACCGAATTAATGCAATCTGACGTAAAGAAAATAATTCATAACGCCAAGTATGAAAACATATGGACTAGAATGCGATCAGCGTTTAATAATAAATTTTCTAAATGGATAAAAAATATAGTTTCAGATACGATGCTCGATGCTCATATTATCCATAATCAAAAGAAAGTAAATTTAAAGTTTTGGGTATATGCTAAATTTGGTGTATTGGGTTATGATGCTGAAATTGACCCTTACTTGGAATGCGATAAAGAAGAAAAAGATAAATACGGCGCTAACGGATTTAATAGGATAAAAGAATTTATAGAACGATTCGGAATAGAAAAAGCATTATTTTATAACGGCTTGGATTCTTTCTTTACTTATAAGTTATGGGAAATACAACAAAGTGAATTAAATAATTTAACTAGGCAAGGATCAGAATTCTTTTTAGAAAGTAGTAAAGAATTAAGTAAAGCCGAATACAATGGAATGTTACTAGATGAACCACAGGCAAATATAGAATTTAAAAAGCTAACTAGACGAATGGATAAAATAGAAATCAAAGTAAAAGAATCTAAGGAAATGAAAAAATGGGATAAAGATACTCCATTCAGATGTTCCGCGCCCGGAGATTTAACGCATTTACTTTTTAACTGCATGAAAATAAAATATGATAAAGCTAATGTTACTGGAACTGGTAGACCTAAAGCTGATATAGAAGCGCTAGAAAATTATGATATAGATATAGTAAAAGACGTTTTAAAATGGCGTAAATATAAAAAGGTTAGAGATACGTATTTAAACGGATTCTTAAAAGAAGAAACTAATAGTATTATTCATACTTCATTAAATCTTCATACCGTTACAACAATGCGATCAAGTTCAAATGATCCTAACCTTCAAAACATTCCTGCTAGAGATTTAGAAGTTATGCAATTACTACGGAAATTAATAATTGCGCGTCCGGGCCATAAGTTAGGGGAATACGATTATAAAGCGGCTGAAGCCGTGCTAATTGCGTGCTACAATAAAGATCCAAATTGGATTAGATATGTAACCGATCCTTCCAGCGATATGCATAGAGATATGGCAGCTAAATTAATAATGAGAAAAAAAGCCGACGTAATGAAAGATGAAAGGCAAATAGCTAAAAACGGTTTTGTATTCCCAACTATTTATACTTCTTATTGGAAAAATACGGCCAAAAATATGTGGGATCAATTTAGCCAAGAAACATTAGCACATTTAAAATCAAAAGGAATTAGAACATTAGACGATTATCGAGAACACGTTAAAGGCGTTGAAAAATGGTTCTGGGAAGATCAATTCCCGGTTGGATATGAATGGATGAATAAAACATTAAGAATGTACGAAAAAAAAGGATACGTAGATTTATTAACCGGCTTTAGATGTCAAGGACCAATGACGCGCGCGGAAGTTATTAATACGCCTATTCAAGGAACTGCTTCTAATTGCAAATTATGGACTTTAAAAGAACTTAGTAAAATGATTACTAAGAAAAAAATGGATAGTAAAATATTGTTAGAAATCCACGATAGTATTTTACCTGATATTAACCCAGCCGAAGAAGACTATTTAGATTATCAAGTTTGGTTATTAGGTACGCAAAAGATTAGAGAATATTTTGATTGGATGATCGTTCCTATGTTTATTGAAAAGAAAGTGAGCGCTATTGACGGTAATTGGAGTGAAATGGAAAATGAAGGGTTATTAAAAGGAGATTATTTTAATGCTTGATTTTTCTTTAATAATTCCTAATTGGGATATTATGAATGCTAAAGAAAAATTTATAGCCGTTGCTAAATACCAGAAAAGTAATAAAAAAAATGTTACTAAAGTAAGAATAAATAAACCACGCATTAGAAAGCCTAAGCCGCATAAAGAAAAATTTAAGCCTATAGACGGATATTATCAAGGTAAGGTTTTAGCTGAACTAGTAAATGTTAATTTTTCAACAATAAAACGATATATCAAAAAAGGAAATGTTAGAGAATATAGAATTGGGAATAATGTTGCATATTGTCTTTACGATATTTTACTTGAACAAGAAAGAGCTAAAAATACTAGAATACAGTGCGGAATAATAACCGGGCATAAAAATAAACTAAGTTAATCTATAATATTAATAGGAGAAACAAATGAATGATTTGAACAGTATTCTGCTTGAAGGCGTAGTATTTTCAGAGCCTCTTGAAACTGATAATAGTTGCGAATTTACTATTATGTCGCATAGATATTACAAAACAAAAGACGATATTAAAGAAGAAACGTCATATGCTAAAATAGAACCTTGTAATAAAAGACTTGCTGAAACTTGTATAACTACTTTACATATAGGTAGAAAAATCCGTGTAGTTGGTAGATTTAAACAAGCCGAAATAGAAGGGCAATCTACTATTATAGCCGAGCACATAGAATTTAGGCCGGTTCATAATGCCTAATTTATATCAGAAATACAGACCTAAAACATTTGAAGAAATAATAGGAAATGAAGCTTCAATAGCCGCTTTAGAAAAGGCTTTAACTAAAAAGAACCATTCTCACGTTTATCTTTTATCAGGTCCGGCCGGTACAGGGAAAACTACTATAGCTCGTATAGCCGCTGATAAATTAGGCGCTACCGAAATGGATCTAAGGGAAATAAATTCCGCTAATGCTAGAGGGATAGAAACGGCTAGAGAAATTATTCAATCTATTCGTTATAATCCGCAGGGTCGCGCAATAGTTTATATTCTCGATGAGGCACATAAATGGACGAATGATTTTCAAAATGCATTACTTAAACCCTTGGAAGATACGCCTGAGCACGTTTATTTTTTTATCTGCACTACCGATCCTGGGAAGCTTATAAAGGCCGTTAAATCACGCTGCACAGAAATAAAAACAACGGCTTTACCTATAGAAAAAATAGTAACTATCCTTAGACGTATAAACAAGCTTGAAGAGCTAAGTATATCAAAAAACGTCCTGGAAACCATAGCAGAAAAGGCCGATGGAAGCCCTAGAAACGCTATCGTGATGCTTGAACAGATTTCTAACGCTGATTCTGAAGAAGCTATAGAAAAAATATTAGAATCGAAAGGAAGTGAAGAAGATTTAGAAGTAATCGAATTAGCTAGAGCACTTTTAAACAATAAAACTACTTGGAAAGATATAGCTATTATACTAAAAAAGCTAAAAGAGAACGGGAAACTAGACGACGCCGAAAATATACGTTATATTGTTTTAGGATATATGAACGCAGTAATAATGAACGGGAGTTTAATGCCTAGAGCCGTAGCCGCTTTAGAAGCCTTCGCGGAACCTACTTATAACACTGGGAAAGCTGGTATAACTTTAGCATGTTTGCAAACAATTAGCTAAAATTAAAACAAAAAAGAAAGTTTTAATCTATAATATAAGTATAAGGAGATTATAGATTATGGTTGAAAAGCTTGAGGAAATTAAGAAAATTGGAGCTTATGCCGTTAATGTTTTCTTCGGTGAAGATATTGGATGTGATGATAGCGACGTTCCTACGTTGGGTCGTAGAATTATTTTGATTTATACGCCTGTTGGTTTTCTTGGCGGTAGGCGCGTAATGTGGCGTGGGAAGTATAAGGATTTTCTTGCTTTTGATTTCTCGCAGAAACCTAAGCAGATATCAAATCCTCCGAAAGAAGAAGAATATATAGACGGTGGATTTTTTGCATGGGGTAACGAATAATAGTAGTAAATAATGGATCTTAGGAATCCATTAAAAATATTTCTCGGAGGATTAAAGTAATGGCTACTTGTAAGGAAATCGCTGAAAGTTCTGGTGTTGATATTAAGTTCGTGCGGCTTGCCGCCAAGGCTAAGGGTTTCGAGCTTCCGCGCGGCCGTAATCCTACTTCGTTTGGCAAGAAGGATTCTATCGGTATTGCGTCCGAGGCTAAGAAGATGGCCGCTGCCGAGGCTAAGGAAAAGGCCGCGAAGAAGGCTGATAAGCCCGTTGCTAAGAAGGCCGAAAAGGAAGCCAGCCCTGCGAAGAAAGGCAAGAAGGAAGAGGCCAAGAAGCCCGCCAAGAAGATTGAAAAGGCCCCTGCTAAGAAGGCTGAAAAGCCCGCGCCTAAGAAGGCCGAAAAGAAGGAAAAGGCCGAAGAGCCGAAGAAGGCTAAGAAGACGGCGCGCGAAATTGTCCAGGACGATGACGACGATGAGGAAGAGCTTGACCTTGAAGTCGATGACGACGAGGACGAAGCCGATGAAGACGATGCCGATGATGAAGATGATGACGAGGAAGAGGACGACGACGAAGAGGATGAGTGATTTTTAGCCCGCTTAGTAGAAATATTAGGCGGGTTTATTTTTACGTGGGGATATGGCGTAATTGGTAGCCGCAGCGCGCTTAAGACGCGCTACCGAAAGGTGTAAGGGTTCGAGTCCCTTTATCCCTATTTTAGCAGGAAATACGATGGAAAATAATTTAGATAAAGTAAATGATAAAATAGCTAAATTATTAAAACTATCAAAATCGCCTAATGAAGCAGAAGCTCAATCCGCAATTTAAAAAGCGCATAACCTACTAAAGAAATATAATTTAAAGATAGAAGATGTTAAAGAAATATCCGATATAAAAAAAGAAAGAATTTATAAATGTATGCGAGAAAGAAAATGGAAAAGATTACTACTTCAAAGTATCGCAATATATAATTATTGTTTCGTTATTTACTACCAAGGATATAAATACTTTGAATACGAAATATTTGGTAAATCATATAATATAGAAATAACTAAATCGATGTACGAATATTTAATAGAAACCATTGAACGACTTTGTAAAAATATAAAACGCGATAAAGGGTTTAATACTAATAATTATAAAATGGGTATTTCATCTAGACTAATAGAACGATTAGAACAATTAAAAATAATAGAAAACGCCGATCCAGATTCAAAGGCTTTAGTAGTAATATCTAATGAAGCCAAGGAGGAAGCTTTTAAGTTAGGCAAAATAACATTAAATAATACGTACAGTACGCAAGATTTATCCTATTATAAAGGCCAAATAGACGCTGAAGATATTAATTTATCAAAGCAAGTTCCTAAAACTAGTAATGAATTTCTATTATCTAATTAAAAACCTAATTCATAATCTATAATAATAGTAAGGAGATTAAAAAATGCCTAAAGAACAAGAAAGATTATTTTCAGATGATGTCAAGATAAATAAGTATAAGCTTGAAATTGAATGTGAAAAACAAGCAAGCGATTATTTCCACTGGGCTGAAAAGTTAGCAGATGCAAAAACAAAATTAAATGAAACTAAAGACGCGTATACACTTATTTCAGCTAAAAAAGAAATGGAAATTAGAAGCGACTGGGAAAATAAATATTTAGATAAATACGGAAAACAAACTGAAAATGGCATTAAGTCCGTATTAATTATGGAAACCGAAACCGCTAGAGAAGATATCCGAGATGCACAATCAGATGTTGATCATTTAATTGCGGCTGTATCAGCTATGGATCATAGGAAAGCTGAATTAGATAATCTAACTACATTATTAGTAAAAGGATTTTATGCCGCGCCGAATGGAGGAAGGCGGGAAGGCGTAATAGAATCTACTGAACGCGACGTAAGAAAGAAATTGAAGAAGAAGGAATAATATATGAAAGCTTTGGTTATTATTGGCGGTATATTTTTAATTATTGTTTCTTTTATCGTAGATGGATTAGTTTTATCTATCCTTTGGAAATGGTTTATTGTTTCAATATTTAATCTACCTTTACTTACCATTCCATCGGCTTTAGGGCTTAGTTTTTTGATTTCATATATGAAGCCTTATAAAAAAGACGGATTAAAGAAAGAAGATTTAGCCGAAGCTATTACGGCCGCAATAGTGCAGCCTATTATATTTTTACTTCTTGGCTATATAGTACATTTGTTCATTTAATATGGTTGATTTTAATAAATTACGAAAACAAAACGAGGAGAAAAGAATGAAGAAAAATAAGAAAGGGCATAGTTTAAAAGATCGTTTGAATAAGTCATATGAAAGTAGAGATAAAGGTGGTGCTTCTCGGCCTTCTGATATTGATTGGAAGAAAGTAAAGAATCTGAAATTCTTTAAGCCGAAGGAAGGAAAGAACCGCATCAATATTATTCCCTATGTAGTTAAGACTAAAAATGATCCTTTAGTTTCTTCCGGCGATGCTGAAATAGATGATCAGTCTTATATGTTGGATCTTTGGGTTCATAAGAATGTCGGCTCTACTCAGGCTGAAGTTATTTGCCCGAAGTCAAATTATAATAAGCCCTGCCCTATTTGTAAGCAAGCGCAAGAATTTAAAGATGCCGGAAAGAAAGATGAAGCATCCGCACTTTGGCCTAAGCGCCAGTGCTATTACAATGTTTTAGATATGAAGAATCCTGATGACGGCATTCAAGTATTTAATATTTCACATTTCCTTTTTGAAAAGGAATTAATTGAAGAAGCCCGCGCCGCTTCCGATGACGGTGATATCGTCGATTTTGTTGACATTGACGACGGTAAAATGATTGAATTCCGTGCCGCTGAAGAAGAAACCGTAATCAATGGAAAGAAAGTTACTTTCCTTAAATACAAGAGTTTCGTTTTTAAGGATCGCGATGAAGCATTAGATCCTGATTTAGTAGAAGAAGCAATTAGTTTCGATAGCCTTATTAATTTAAAGACACCGGCCGAAATTGAAAAGATTCTTTTCGACGAAGATTCTACCGAAGACGATGATGAAGAGCCTAAGAAGCCATCTAAGAAATCCCCGGCAAAGAAAAAGCCAGTTGACGATGACGAGGATGAAGATGAGGAAGATGACGAGGACGATGAAGAAGAAGATTCTGATGAAGATGATGAAGAATCCGATGATGATACGGAT